TAATTGCTTGATTGTAGCATCCTATGGAACTTTTTCAACAGGGGTTAATATAAAAAATCTACATAACGTTATTTTTGCTTCACCAACTAAATCAAAAGTCAGATCACTTCAATCTATTGGTAGGGGTTTGAGACTTGGAGATAATAAAGACGGTTGTATTTTATTTGATATATGCGATAACTTTTGTACAAAGAGAAAGTCAAATTACATGGTGAAACACGGAAATGAAAGACTCAAGATTTACTACAAAGAGAATTTCGACATTGAAATGGTCAACGTGACGTTCACCGAGAAATAAATAAATTTTATTTTTAATTTATCTATTGACTTATATCATATAATATATTATAATATATAAAAGGAAATAAATTATGACTAAAGTAAAACCTAAAGACAAAATTCATTATGTAAACAATAAAGAATTTTATGAAGCAATACGTATTTATATTAATCAATGTAAAGTCGCAGATCAAATGGAAACAGAATTACCCAGGGTTCCTGAGTATATCGGAGAGTGCTTTTTTAAGATTGCTCAAAGGATTGCTACTAAACCTAATTTTGCTAATTACACTTTCAAGGAAGATATGATACTTGATGGAGTTGAAAACTGTTTGAGATATATACGAAACTTCAATCCAGATAAATCTAAAAATCCATTCTCATACTTTACAACAGTGATTACTTACTCATTCCTTAGAAGAATAGAGAAAGAGAAAAAATACACTTATATTAAATTAAAAGCAATGGAAAATGAGTTACATAGACACGATTCAATTGGAAATCTCAACCATTTTGATACTTCAAACTTCTCAGTAGATGGTGAGACTATGTACGACAACTTCTTTCAATTCATAAAAGACTATGAAGAGTCCAGAAGAATTAAAAATGAGAAGAAGAAAAAACCAAAGACTAAAAAAAATAATGATCTTAAATTATTTCTTGACGATGAATGACCTTGGAGGGTATAATGAATATTCGAGAGTATGAAGGTGTTTTTTATAATTCAGAAGATTTTGATGCAAATGGTAGACCTTATGAAGATGCTGTTCCTTTAGATGTTAGAAAAGAAACAGAGGTTGAGAAGAAAGAAAGAATTCAAAAGGCACAGATGGCAGATGATACACACAAAGATAAAAAAGATTGTAAACATGGCGGTTGTAACTGTATGAATGAGTATATTTTACTGTTTTCGAATGTGAATAAAGATGGTGTAAAGTATGACTACTATGGTTTTGAGATAAAGGATTTATTATAATGAAATTGGCTTTAATCACCGACACACATTTCGGTGGTAGAAATGATAGTCAGATTTTCAACGACTATTTCTTCAAGTTCTGGGAGGAAGAGTTTTTTCCAACAGTTCTAAAGAAGAAAATCAAAAAAGTGATTCATCTCGGTGATATCTTTGATAGAAGGAAATTTGCTAATATTAAAACTCTAAATTCTTTTAGGGAAAGATTTATTGAATGGTTTGAGAAAAACAAAGAGTTACAGCACGAAGGAATTACTATGGGAGCTCTATTAAAAGGAACAGGGGCTCCTGATAAAGTAGAAAAATCTACCGCTCTTGTAGTTGCACCATTAGTTTTATC